TGGGAGCATGAGCGCCGTAAATCTTCTTCACCATGTCGGCAATATCCCACAGGCCGAGGGGCTTGGAAGCCATCGCCGTAGTGTTGGAAGTGATTGCGGGAACCAGACCACGGGTCTTGTTGACCTTGGTGTCATCAGTAGCCTTGCTGTAAACGCCGTTAATGAAGGTGTACTCAATGTCGGCATTGACCTTCATCATCTTGGCGGCAACCTGAAAGTCCAACTCATTCATGGGGTTGGCCTGCTGACCCGCCACATTGATACCGCTCAGAGTACCCATGTTAGACATCTTCCCGTAGGAAATGCCCACAGACTCCTGAAAGATCTGAGTCACATTGGTCTTCTGCGCACGGGTCACAACGGTAGCGTCAGGGGCGGTCAGAGAAGCACTCTCGCTGATAGCAGGCTGAGCGCCGCCGCCAGAGGTGAATTCCTGACCAGTCACGAACTCAACATGGTTGGTGGTCTTGGCACGACCACCGATGATGGAACTCAGAGGGGTGCGGGTGTTGCCCTTGTTAAAGAGCATACCGGAGTAATTGAGTACCCCGAAACTCATAGCAAACTGATCTGCCATAGTAAAAACTCTCCTTTACTCTTTTTTCGCCTGCGCTTCCGCTTCGGCTTGCAGGCGGGTGTAGTAAGCAACGGCGGCAAAATCACCGTTTGTCCGTGCTTCCTCGATTTTCTTGGCGTAATCCATCTCGCCAGTACCGCCACCGGCACCGGGAGTGGGCTTGGGGGTCTTTTTCAGAGCGTCAGCCTTGACCTGTTTTGCATACTCGTCAAGGAACTTCTGCTGGTTGGCAAACACCTTGGCAGAGTCACCATCAGCCATCGCCTTTGCGGTATCCTCAGCAAGAACCTCGTCATAGCCCTGAGCGATGAACTTGGCCTTAAACTCGGAAACACGCTTGGCTTCCCGCAGCTCGGAAAGCTCCTTCTCCATGTTGGCGAACTTTTCCTCCTGCTCCTGCTTCTTCTTCTCGTCCTCACCCAACAGAGCGTTGTGCTTGCGCTTCCACTCAGCGGCTTCGGAGTTGGCCTTGGAAACAGCGGCTTTCTGCTTTTCCAGCTCGGCGGCGTTGTCCTCGTACTCGAACGCTTCCAGAGCTTTCAGCTTGTCTTCCGCAGACATTTCCGCATAGCCCGTGATTTTGCTGGTGTCGATCTTTGCCATAATGATTACCTCCTGCGTTTAACAAGGCTGTTCACTCAGCACTATTTTCTGTTTTTACGGGTTGTCTCCCGTTTGCGATTAAGGTCTTCCCTGACCATTCAACGCCTTGCGGCGGTCAAATCATTATCTTCGCCTTTCTCATATCTCCGAAAAGATTGAGCTTTCACGGACTGTCCGAAAACTTCGAGGGCATTAGAAGGAAAAATAAAAGGGCTACCAATACCTTTTCGGTATCAGTAGCCCCACGGCTGTCAGTCAAGCCCTTGCCTGACCCACTCAATATTTCTTTTTCCGGCGTATCTCAATAACCACAATGGAGCTGTCCTCCACCTTGACTTCCGCCTGATTGTGGTGCTTTAAGATTTCCTCAATCTTGCTGACCGCTTCCGGGGTCAGTTTTAGTCCCTTTGTTTCCTCCATCCGGGTCAACCTCCTTCTGTTTGGTTGCGAGTTCAGCAGCCTTTTTCTCCTGTTCCTCAGCGTAATCCATGCTCATACGGTAGGCAAGTTGCGGGTCAGAGAACAAACCACAATGGGTAAAGGCCAGAACCGGGGCGATCTTCGGATTGGCAAGCATAGCAGTCAGCACATTTGCCTTTTCCGTGATATTCTCGTAATTTCTGCGGGTAAAGCGGATTTCCAGACCGCTGAGTTTCAGCGTCAGGTCACTCAGATCACGGCAGATACGCAGAACCAGCTTCAAGAAATCCTTCTCGGACTGCTTGAACATCAGCTCGGAATCCTTAGCTCTGGCTTCCGCCGCCGACCAACCGTCACGCATAATGACCGCAGAGCCGGTGTCGCTGGTGGAAGAACCACCGTTGCGGTTCGGCATACCGCAGATCGTCAGGACGGTGTTATACATACTGTCCACAAGGGTCTGCGTCTGCGTCTGGTTCATCTCCGAGGTCAGATACTCGATCTCCGCCTTGAACTGCGGGTCAATATCCTTGTACTTGATAGCGCCCTCTTCACGAAGCTGGTGAAAATCCTCAGTGTTAATATCAACATTGTGAAACAGCATGAGCGCCTGTACGAACTGCTCCACACCGTCAAGGCGGTTGCTCTCCACGGTATTGATAGCGTCCAGCAGAGGGAGGACGATCTCAAAGGCTCCCAGCCGAGCCTTATTCGCCGGGTACTCAATGATGGGAATACCCAAAATCTGAGGTTCGCTCCGAATGATCGCCCAAGTGTTCTCCACCTCGTAGTAGTGGTCACGGGTGTAGCAACTGAAAATCAGATTGCCGTTCTCGTCCTTCACATACTTTACGCCCATCATGGCAGGGTTGCCGAGGGCGGTGGAGTAGACCACAAAAGCGAAGCGGGGGTCAAGAGTGAAAATCTCAAAGGGAGCTTCGTCTTCCTCTACATCAGCTTCCCCATCAGGAAGCACCATACGATAGGAAGTACCGCCAATGTGCGACCAGTCCGCCAGTTCCTTGTCCTTGGCAGGCTTATCCTCACTGAGAACATAATCGTTCAAGCGGCTGACCTCAGCGGAAATGTTCTCGTCATCGCTGCGGCTCACATACTGGACAGGTTCGCCCATCAGATAGCCGACCTTGAAGGACACGATCTCATTGGCTCGGTTCTCAACGACCTTGTTACAGATTTCAGGCCGTACTTCCTTTTCTCGATAAAGCACGGGCTGATCTCCACGATAGTACCGATAGAGATAATCAATGTCGGCGCTGTTTTGCAGATGGACGAACAAAGCCTTTTGCAGAACATCAATGATGTTCCCGGCATTGATTTCGGCAACATCGGTATAGATCACACGGCGACCAAACAACGCTCTCGCACCCACTTACAGCACCTCCTTCCCTCTACCTATTATCTCTCTTATCATTGTACCAAACTCTCCAATGGTTGTCAATACTAACCTTTTATCATACCATTCGCCACAGTATTTGTCAAAACCAATCTTTCAGTAGGGACGCTTGAAGACCTCCACCTTACCCCCGGACAGCATACGGATTTCGTTCTCCAACAGGGAGAGAGAGTCAGGTGCGTCATCGTGCGGAACCTTGCCGGAGCGGGTGTAGGTGGTCACTTCCTTCATGAAGTTCCAATACTGACTGCCCCGCTTGTAGGTGGAGGGGTGCTTGAAGTAGAAGTTCTTCTTGATGTTGTCGGAAGCGAACTCAATACGGGTCTGCTTGTTGGAGATCGTACGCTTCGTGCGGATACCAACGGAGTACCCACGCTCACGAATGATCTGGTCAACATCTCTGGCATAATATTGACCGGCGTTGTTGGACTCAAAAACAGCAGAAGCGACCCTGTTGTCGATCAGGCACTTGGCACATTCCGGCTTCGTCACCTCAGCGGGGGAGTCATCAAAGACCACATCAACGATATACACAGCATTGCCGTATATCATCGCCACCGGCATAGAGGTCGAGTCAGAGCCACTTTCCGCCGTATCGCCAACGGCGATGATGGTATCCGGGTCACGGTCTTTCGGCAGCTCAAAGAAGTAGTTCAGCTCGTCCTTGTTGAACAGCAGACCCTTCGCTTCAAAAGGCTGTTGCTGGAACTCGCTCTCAAACTGTTCCGCACTCAGCAGCTCCCGCTGCTCTCGGAAGTAGGCGGTGGTAAAAACCTTTTTGCCCTCCCGCTCGTACTCATAATTGCTCTCGTCCGTCACGAGATCGAGGGCGGGTATCTCAATCGCTCTCCAAGCCCAGCCCTCCCGCTGTGCGTGTTCCTGCACACGACCGATGGGGTCATACAGGGAATAGCGAGTGCCGGTAAAGACCATCGGCGTACCTTCAATGGCACGACCCATAATATCGCCGGAGATCACTTCCCACTTATCATCAAGCCGCTGGCGGTTTTTGGCTTCCTCACGACCTTCCACACAGTCATCGAGGTAGAGGACATTGGTGGCTTCGGACAAGCCCACCTGTCGAGCGTCAATGGAACGACACATGATGGTTGGGAAACGGGACTTGCTTTTCAGATTTATCGTTTTTGAGTCAGCGTTGGTCTGTATCAGCCGTGCGTCCGGGAATACATCGTAGAACAGATACTCGTTAGGGACTGTCAGGTATTCCAGACAACCATTGTAGAAGCTCTTTACAAGGTCATCGCCTGTCCCTTCCATCAGGGTCGAGCGGTCAGGAAACTTGCCAGAGAGCATATTCACAAAATTGATACCCGTTTGAGACTTTCCCGCTCGTTTCGGCATGGAGATCGTCAAAAGACGCAGTTTTCCGTCCAGAACATCTTGAAACCCCTGCACCATCGGTCTGAGATAGTGCTTACGGGGAGCATAGAACCGCTTTTCCGGCTTGCGGTCGAGTTCAATGTAGGTCATGAAGGAGTCAAAATCATGGGGCGCTTCAAAGAGAAGACACCGCCGCCACTGTTCATAGAACTTCGCCCCGCCGCCACGGACTACCTGATCGGCGGAGAGTACCAGCAGTTCCTTGTTTACCTTATGCGCCGCTGAGAAATCCTCGGTTTCCCACTCCCGGCACAGAGAAAAGAGGTCACTGTACGCTCCGCTGTCTCCCGGTCGCCGGTCGATCACGGCTCGGATAGAGCCGGAGAGTTTTTCATAATTCATGTGCATTTCCTTTCCAACAAAAAAAAACGAGCTACCCGTGTATTTCTACACAGATAGCCCGTTATGGCTGTCACTCCTGCCCTTGCAGAAGCCGATTATAGAATTTTCGGTATCACAAACGCCAGAACCAGAAGAATCAAGCAAATTGTCACGAAATACCCGATGATATTGAGAAAAAATTTCATTCTACAACCAACTCACATTCCGACCAATTCCCGGCATTAAGACACTTACCTTCAAAAGTGATAGTATCTCCAACTTTGACTGTCTTTAGATTTTCCTCTTGCTCTTTCTCGAACTCGGCATAAAAGAAGACGATAGTGTTATCGACCTTTGTTTCCAGAGTCAGCGTTGCACCACCTGTTAGATTAAACAACCCGTCATTGGTCATTCCGTTAATTTTCGCCGTCACTCGATAACGGTTATACCGGTATAAATCATCTGCTACCAGCTCGTTTTCCTTATAGGCTTGATAAATTTCATCAAAAGTAGCAGTACCAACTGCCGAGGTTTCCTCGGAAGTCTGAGGCTCAGACTCGGCGGGGGAAGACTCCATTGGGGGTAACATCAAAATGGCAACACAAGAAAAAATAGTTATCGCAATAATGATACCGCACAGGAGATAAACCACTCTCTTTTTCTGAGGACTAATTTCTTTCTTCACGATCAACCAACCTTTCTTGCCCGGTCATACCATGTAGAGCGGCTGATACCAAGCTCCCGGCAGCAGTCCGCTACGGTAATAAGACCGTCTTTTTGTTTTTGAGCGAGTTTTTCAAACTGCTCGTCATCAATATCGGAAGCGGGTCTGCCGAACCCCCTGCCGGTCTTCACCGACACCCGCTTGCCATCGACAACCGGCATGGCGGCGATACCCTCAGCCTGCCGTTGCTTAGTCTTCTTGCGCTCCTGCTCGGCAACAGCACCAAGGACTTCAATCAGGATATTATTGACCATTTCCAGCACCCATGTCTGATCTTTGAAGTCAATCAGCGTGGTCGGAATGTCGAGGATACGGACAATCACGCCCTTCTGCTTGAACCATTCCAGCTCCCGCTTCATTTCCTCTTTGTTGCGCCCAAAGCGGTCGAACTCCTTGACGATGACTTCATCACCTTCCCGCACAATGGCTTTCAGAGCATTGTACTGAGGACGGTCGAAACTGCTTCCCGTGATCTTATCGCAGTACACATTCTCGTCAGGAATATCGAACTTCTCACGAGCGATCTTGAGCTGTCGAGCAAGGTTCTGTTCCTTGCTGGACACACGACCAAGGAAGTATTTCATGACTTATTCCACCTCGTATCCACCGTCCGGCAGACGGGTATTGGCAGGAACAACGATGACCTTGTAATCCATCGCTCTGAGCATGGTGGTCAGCAGGGACACGGGAATGTCCTTGACATTTTTGTTGTTCAAGCGTTCCCAAATGGTGGCGTTAGATACATTGAGTCTTTTTGCAAGTTCAGCGTTGGAAAGAGACTTGGAAGCCATGATCTCTTTCAGGATTTCTCGACCTCTCATGTTTATCACCTCGGCT